TCGTTCCACTTTACAGTGTCGCCAGCATAGATCAGGGCAGGGACGTTCATGGTTTACCAGCTCGTCATAAAGTTGTTTCGCGCTATTTTAGCCTGTCTGCGCCTATTCTGGGGTTCGGGTGCCTTTTCTGCCTCTTGTTTTGGCGTGACATTCAGTGACTTTTCGAACTGATCCCAGATGGTTCGACGGTTGAAACGGGTGTAAAGCCACTGCAATGCGGCGTAGCCGTAGACCAAAGTGTCCAGCGCTTCGTTGCGCGCGCCCGACTTTTTGACCCACTCGCGTACGGGAAAACCCTTGACGTATCGCGTGATCTGTTTTTCCGCGGTCAGCTGGTCGAAGTAGTCCCGCGGCAGCTCTGCGTGGAAATGAAAATAGCCTGGCCCTGGCTCGTTCAGCTTCAGCCGTGCGAACACTGTCGACTTGATGGTGTCCGTGCCGACTGGGTAGACCTCTGCGCCAGACTTGATGGTTCGGCCCTTCCAGTTCAGATCCACCTTGCTCGGTTTTCCAATGGGCTGCTTGCCGCGTTGTGACTGACCCTTGATGGCGAACACGTTGTGCGCACGTCGGTCGCGGGCGTAAGCGTAGACCTCGCTGGTGAAGTGGCCACCGCTGTCGATGGCCGTGGCCGCGATCTTCATGGGCTGCGCCAGCTCATGCGCCACCGGCTTCAGCACCACTTCGTCCAGCTGCGCCCACAGCTTCGGCTGCGACGGGTCGCCGTAAATCTCCATGTGGTCGATGATCCAGCCTTCTTCGTCGCGGCCCCAACCCCACAGCGACACCGCCAGCCGGTTGTCCTGCACGTCGACCGAACAGGTGACGGCCAGCGTGCGCGCCGGCGCCACGCCTGGTGCGTAGAACTCGACGCGGTTTTTCAGATCGTCAGCGCCCAGCTTGGCGCTGTAGTCGTCTTCCCACGTTTCGCCCAGCACCGTGTTGACAAAGGTTTTCAGCAGCGACGGGTCGCCCTTGGCCTGCATGAACTCGGCCGCGATCTCTGACCACGACTTCCAGCCCAGCGGCGAATACAGCGACGACAGGTGGAAACCCACCGTCTTGCCGTCACCAGGTGCAGTCGCACGCCATTCGCCATTGGCCAGCATGTCGGCTTTGTGGCGTTCCTCGATCAGCGTGCCGCAGTCCTCGCAGGCATAGGCCGCGGTCTGCGGGTCGTCGTTGTCCCACTTTAAATTTTTCCACTGAAGCCACTGGCTGTGGTCGCAGTGCGGGCACGCCACGAAATACTTTCGCTGGTCGCTGCGCAGGTATTCGCGCTCGATGCGCGACACGTCTTTGACGGTCGGCGTGCTGCACATGTAGACCTTGCGCCGTGCGAACGTGGTGGTGCGCTTTTCCGCCAGCTGGATCGGGTCACCTTCACCGTCCACGTCCAGCGGGTAGGCGTCGATCTCGTCCAGGAACAGGTAGCGCACCGGCATCGACCGCAGGCCGGCCGCGCTGTTGGCGCCGCTGATGATCAGCACGCCGCCGTCGAACTCTTTGGTCATCATGCTGTTGGACGCGTCGCGGCTTGAATTGTTGGCGATGCGTTCATGCAGGATCGGCGTTTCCTCGATCATGGGCGCCAGTCGCTGCTTGCTGAAACGCTTGGCCGTGTCGACCGTCGGCTGCACCAGCAGCATCGGACCAGGCGCGTGATGGATCACGAAGCCCAGCCAGTTGTTGCCAGTCTCGGACTTGCCCACCTGGGCGCCGGCCATGAAGACCACGCGCTGCGCAGGGCTGCTGGGCGACATCTCGTTCATGATCTCGCGCAGGTACGGCGTGCGCTCAGTGCGCCAGCGGCCAGGCTCGGCCGACGCTTTCTGAGACAGCATTCGGTTGGCATCGGCCCACGTGCTGACTGTGTAGTCTGGATCTGGTCGCAGGCCGTTTGCGAACGCCGTGCGGTAAACGATGGCGCCGTCCATCAGTCGAACTTCAGGTCTTCAAGCGCGCGGCGGATCTCTTTGGTCAGCAGCTGATGCACTTTGAATTGGTTTGTCTCTGCGGCCAGCAAACCGGCCACACGGTCTGGCAGGTTCAGCAGTGCGTCACGCACCTGCCTGGCTGCCTTGAATGATTCGCGCTGCACCACGTCAGCTTCGACCAGCTTGCCTTCGCGTTGTTCCAGTTCCAGTTCCGCCAGCCTGGCTTTGAACCGTTCATGCTTGGCGCGGGCCTCTGCGTAGGTCATCGGCGTGTCGCTGGCATCGACACTTTCCTCCGATGTGTCGATCTCAGGCTTGCGTTTCGACACGTGTGCCGCGGCGCCGGTCAGGTTGTCCGTGTTCTCTGCCCACTCTTTGTCGGCAGCCTCGACGTCGATCAGGTATCGGCCAGACGGTTTGGCAGTGACGGACTTGACCAAACGGCCAGATTTAATGGCCGCTAAGACCGCCTGCAGCGTGACTTTGCGGTGTTTAGCGTAGTGACTTGGTGGGATCATGGGTGAAATAGGTTAGTAACCACTCACTAGCGATAGATCGCGCGAGCGAATGACCCACGACACCCACCCACTCAAAAGGGACCCGCGTTTTTCTGTGGCGTGGAAACAACACATCATCGCGCAGTCTTCAGTGCATAGGCCCACGCATCGCGCAGGTTCTGTTCGAACTGTGCGGTGACTACCTTGCCGCCGATGGATGTCATGTCGAAGCGCTTTCTGTACTTTGGCTGCTGTGCGAAGACCATCAGTGCTTCGATGCGCTTGTTGTTGTTGACGCGGGCGTAGATGCCTTGGCTGCGGCCTGATCCTTTGGGCTGGCCAATGAAGTACCGACCAGCCTTGCCGCCAGTGTTCAGGTCTGCGGTGATGCGCTTGATCTGTGCAAGGCTCACACCACCGAAGCTGTCGCGCTTGATGTTGCCTGTGGGCACCAAGGCTTGGGCACGCACGCCACTGACCTTGCTGGCCATGGCCTCGAACTTCTTTTCGAAGCCCTTGATGCGTCGTCCACCGCCTTGCACTTCGAACTTCAGGTATCGGGCCTGTATATCCTTGGCGAACACGAACGCCGCCAGGTTGCGACGCTCTGCTTTCTGGAACACGAACGCGCTGCGTGTGAACGCATTGGGCCTGTCGAACGATGCGGTGGTTGCCGCGTTCATTTCCTTGCGCACCGCCATGGCTGTGTTGGTCAGGGCCTTGGCAATGGCGAATGGGGCCTGCCTGCTGGTGAACTGTTCCAGCTTTGGCAGTATGGCCTTGATGTTGGATTCGACTGTGATCTGCATGGTTTGAATGATAGCGCCAGGTTGGAATTGGCGCTGATGTGTTTTTCGTGAATGTTAGTGACTACTAACTTCTTGTGTTGCCAATGTTGTACACGTACGCGCGATAAATAAAAACATGTGTAAATAATGATGATGATGATGAAATGTTTATTTGTCTTCGCACATGTACAACATAGACAACATTAGCACCCTTATGTTGCCAATGTTGTATAGAACTAGGCGCGTGCAGCCATCTGCATGTCCCTGATTTGCTGGCGCACCTTGTCGCGTGTTGCCGTCTCTCGTTTCGCTTTTTCAGCAAAGATCTGGTGAACGGATGTGGTGACTGCCCACGTGTGTGAACCACGTCGACTGCGTCTGTCGTCACCGACAGCGGTCAGCCAGCCCATATCTTCCAACGATTGCATGATGCGAACACGGCGCCATTCGTCCAGTCCACGCCACTGCTTGTATGCCTGCAGAACGTCGCGCTGGGTGATCACATCAAGTCGTTTCGACAGGATATGGCCGGCGATCCAGCGTGCATGTTCCAAATCGCTTTCGGCGCCAAGGATGTCGGTGTAGTACGCCATGGCATGTGGCAGCAGATAGTTGCGCATCAGCATGTCCACGCGCTTGGCTGTGTCTTCGGTGACCTGAACCATGCACGGATGCTTGCGCAAGGCTGCACACTCGATGGCGTGATAGATCAGCAGCAGACGGGCGAACAGGCCAGACCACTTACCCAGGTGTGACTTCAGGCCACCAGGCAGGGCAGGGTAGTCTGCCAGCTCACCAGCAAAGGCGTTCAGGCTTTCACGCACCACGTGCGCTTCCTCGGTCAGCATCACGGGCGTGTTGCTTTGGCCAACAGCGTACAGGTGGTCGATCAGGTCAGCGAACCCCTTGCTGGCCTCGCTGTCCTCTGGTCGATCTTGCTCTGGCATGTTGCCGCCGACGATGATCATGAAACGCTGCATCAGGCCGTCGTCGGTCATGTTCTGGGCAATGCGTCGGATAGCGTCGGGCTGGATGCCACCGATCATGGACACGGACCAGTTCGGGATCTTCAGGCTGCCGCGCATCACACGGTCCACGACACGGCCGCCGCCGTTGTACGCTTCCAACCAGTGGGCGCGGTCCTTGCCGCCTGCCTTGCCGCCGCTGTAGGCGTCCATGCTGCCAAACCAGCCCGACAGTTCGTCCTGGATGCACAGCACGCCGCGGGCGTTGTCTTTCAGGATCTCGGACAGGGCTTCTACCGTGATGTCCTCGACCACCATTCGGTTGTTCACCGGTGGCTGTGGTGGTGTGACGATCTCGCCGGTTTTCTTGGCTGCTTTCTTTGCCTCTTTGTATTCGTCGTTCTCTGCAACGAAGCGCGCCATGTCTTTGGAATTGTCTTCGTGCAGGTCCATGTCGATCTTGCGCAGTCGCTTGGTCGCACGCTTCATGGCCGGCGACTTCTTGACGGACGGCGAACCGACCACCGCACACCACAGGCGCGCGCTCTCGGTCCAGCCAGATTCGTGTCGCTTCGGCTGGATGCGCACGCCGTCGTGCAATGCGGCCGCACAACTCACAATCGCCGGCATGGCCACCATGGCTGGGACGACACCGATCAGCTCGGCGCTGTCGAATGCGTAGTCAGCAATGGCTGGTGGCAGCATCTCGCGGCTGATGGGTGGCACTGGAAATTCAGCGAACAGATCCATGGGTTCGTGGTTGTTGTTCGCCGGCGCCTGCATGATCTCGGTGACCGCCTCGATGCTGTTGGATGATGCCCAGTCGTTGAAGTCGCCTTCGGGTGGGCTGATGACCGAACCGCCAACCATGTTGGCAGCGATGGTTGCCTTGGTCAGTCCTGGGTTGCCTTTGGTGTTCACGTCGTTGTCGGCCGCGAACACGATCTCGATGTCAGGGAAACGCTCACGCAGTGACTGCGCGACCGGCTTCAGGTTGCCAGCATCAAAAGCAATGGCCACAGCGTCGCCGCTGGCTTCGTGGATGGTTGCCGCTGTCGCGTAACCCTCGGCAATGTAGATCTTCCCGTTCGGCTTGCCGATGCCGCTGTAGCAGCCTTCCTTGCGTCCGTGCTTCAGGAATAGCTTGTTGCCGTCTGCGTCGATGAACTGCAGGCTGTGCAGCGTGCCGTTGATGTCTTTGACTGGGATCACCAGCGACCCGCGGGAAATCCTGACGTTGTGGGCGCGGACGCCTTTGCGTACCAGGTACGGGTGATCGTCTGTGGCTGGTTCGATTGATTCCCAGATCTGAAAAGCACGTTCGCGGGCCTCTGCACGCAGGCGCTCTTGTTCGGCCTCGCGTTGCTTGCGTGCGTCGTCCATGCGCCTGGCGTACTCGCGGCGCTCCTCTTGGGTGAATTCGTGTTCGGACTTGCTGCACCAGGTGCTGGCCACGTCGTGCTTCCAGCTGCCGAAGGAACCAGCTGGGACGCCATCGCTGTGCAGAACGTACCAGCCGTTCTTCGCTTTGGGTTTGTCGCCTTCGACGTGGAAACGATGGATCTTTCCGTCTGGGATGATGTCGTCGTGTGTGCGCAGTCCGACAGCTGCAATGGCCTCGCGGAATTGTTCGATGGGGTTGATCATTTGTCATCCCCCACGATGACCGTGTAGCGCAGTTGCCTGTCGCGGGCTTCCATGATCTTGGCCAATGCAACCACATCAGATGCCGAAAAATCGCGCACCCGATGTTCAATCAGCATCAGTTTTGCAAGCAGGACATATTCGTGGACTGTGTAGGCTGCTTCAGGGTGGGCAGCACTTTGGCCAGATCGAAGTAGATCGCGCATGCGGGCTTCGAACGGCTTTGTCGGCGGGTGTGATAACTCATCGTATGACATACAAATTTTCCAAACGCGTACTGTGAAAACGTGGACCGCGCGTCACAGTCCACGTCTGAATCATAACTCCGTTTTTACCTGCTTCAGCAGTGACCGAATCGCCCAAGCCACTGCGCCTGGCACTTTAGTGTAGCCCTTGCGCCAGTTGACGATGGTCTGGTCGCTCACTGCGAAAAGTCCCTGCATGTCTTTGTTTTTCATTTTCAGCGCCGCCTGTGCGCGGACAAATTCATGCGATGTCATTGGTGGCCCCTTGCTGCCTTGGCTTGGCTTTCCAGAACACACACATGCGACGTCCAGCAAAAATGCGCAGACATGCACCCAGACATGAATAGACAAAATGCAAATACAAATGATCTCATTGCTGGCCCCTTGCTCGGATGGCTGCGGCCAGTCTTGCGGCTGCTCGCGGTTCACCGGATGCCGCATTACTCAAAGCCACATCGCCATTCAGTATGGCAGTGTCTTTGTAGTCGCCCCAATGCTCGCCAAGCTCGTCGCACACCTTCGCGCACGCCTCGCGTTCCTGCTCGACGGCGTGCTTAGTGCGTCGTGATACCCACTCGGCATCGACGCCGTGCCCCTTGCCAAGCTCGTAGCAGGTCAGCGCCAGGCGCAGGGTGTTGTCGTTGGCTCCTGCAGCCTTCAGGTCGGTGATAAGTTCTTGCAGTGTCATTCGTTGCCCCTCAAAAAGTAAGCCGCCACCACCAGCAGCACGGCAATGGTGACGACACCGCTGGCCATCACGACGCCGATCATTGTCAGCAGTGAATTCATACCCTTGCACCGATCCTTTCTTCGACCTGTCGGCGGGTCAGTCCCATGTTGAAAACGCTGTTCATCTTGAACCGCGCCACCTTCGCCTGGATGTAGCGTCGCTTGTTGGCCTTGACGTCCGACTTCGGCCGCTTGGCGTCTGGCATGTCGCCAATGGCGTAGACCGCGCGCGGGTAGCGTCGCTGGCCTTCCTGGTCGTAGACGTAAGCCGCGATGTGGACGCGCTTAGGCATCGTTGCAGACGGTCTGGCCATGCGGTTTGCGATGGCTGCACCGATGCCGCGATCAATGCCAAGGTGCGCGCATAGCTCCACGCGGGTCATTGGGCCGACGGTTTCCAGTGCGTGCAGGATCTGTCCTGCTACTGCTCCCCACTTGGTCATATGTCGTCGTCTTTCTCGACCGGCTCGACGCCGCGGCCGTGGCACTTGTAGCAGGTCGAACCGTCGTACATGCCTTCGCCGGAACCGCTGCAGGCCGAACAGATGTCGTCTTCGTCGATGTCGGTGTCGTCTGGCTTCATGGTGATCGGCAGTTCTTTCTTGCCGAAAGTGGCCGCCCAGTTGTCTGCGAATGTGTCGCTGTCCACGCTCAGTGGACGTGGTGCTGATCCTTTGCCGCCGTCGCTCATGTCCGCAGCTCCTTGACTGTGCGCTCGACAGCGTCCAGCGCGATCTGGCGTGCTGTGTCCAGCAGTTCGCGCAGGTCTTTGATCAGCTGCTCTTGTTGGGCCACACGCTGGTGCAGATGATTAAATTCAGCGTCGGCGTCGAAGCTGTTAACGATCACGCCCTCGTCATTGCGCACCAGGCGCACGTAGTTGGTTGTCATATTGTCCTTGCCCCACCGCTTCGCACGATGGCTGCCACCTTTTTGATGGCAGTTTCCAGTTGTTTGACGTTCACGGCTTCCAGCTGTGCGTCGTGGATCTCCATGCCCCAGTTGATCGCTGTCAGCTCTGGGCCGTTGCAGATGAACTTGTCGCCCAGCTTCACGCCACGGCTGGCCATGGTTTTCAGTGCGTCCTGCCCTTCACGGATCTGCGCTCGGTAGGCTTCACCGACGTTTTGCATCGTCAGCGCTTCGGCCATGTTCAGGGCGGCCACCACGGTGTCGATGTCGCCGCGTGTGCCTTTGCCTTGGGCGATGGACGCCAGCGCGTCGTGGTTTCGGATGCGCAGGATCACCAGCGCGTCGTCGATCTCAGCCAATGGTTTCAGGCCGACCGACACGTGCGCCATGGTGTCCACGATCACGCCGCGTGGGCGGTACTTGCTGCGCTTGCGTGTCATAGGTAGTGCTTCAGCATGGCCGCGACGAACACGCCAGCAAACACGCCAAACGTGAAAGCCATGGTCAGATACAGGGCCGCTTCGACTTTGTGCATGACGATCATTTCGCACCTGCCTTGCTGAAGTAATAGAACGCCTTGGGTGCCAGGCTGCGTTCGTCCACCATGGCCATTTGCACGCCTTCTTTGCGTTTCTTGTTGACCACGCCAGACTGTCGGCGGCCGTTGATAGCGTCGCGGTCCAGCGCTTTGGTGTCGATCTTGATCAGTGGGTTTTTGATGTCGAATGCGTTGGTCATGCGGCACCAACTCTGTAGAACGCCATGACAATGGCCACGGCAAAGAACACGACCACCAGTGCGGCGATGACCTTGATGGCGTCGAAAATAAATCCGACCATGCCAAAGAATTTTTCTTTCATGTGTTGCTTTCAGTTGGTTGTTGGTGGCGCTTGCGCTCGGCCTTTGTGCCGGCAGTGAAGCCGGACAGAACGCCGGCGCAGGCTGCGTCTTTCAGCAGTCGCGCCAAGTGTTGTTTGTTGATCATGTGGCTGGTTTCTTGTTGCAGCAGCTTGGCCACGATGTGGTCGATGTCAGCGCGCAGGTTTGGGTCCATGATGGTCATGTTCAGCCCCAGATTTTGATGATGATTGCCAAGGCGATCATGGCGACGATGCTGACGACAGTGATCAGCTTGTCCTGCCATTGCATTTTGTTTGGCGCATCACGGTGGATGGCAGCGCCCCATGCGTAGAACGTGGCTTCGTCCATGGTGCGTGGTGTGGTGAAGTAGCTGGGTTTCATTTTGCGGTCCTTTCGTTGTTGGCCAGCGATGTGCTGTCCATGACCGCAATTATGCCAAAGATTTTGGGTTTCTAATCAGTATTAACCCGTAATTGTTGGGTAATTGCAACAGCATCTGCGGGTGAACGTGCAATTCCTGCCATGCCACCGGCTTTCAATACTTGCGCGATGAAGTTGACCTGGTGTTCTGTCGGCCTGCCGTTGGCCGTCTTTACTTCGCAGGCGGTGAACACGGCCACCTTGCGCCCCACCATGTCGGGTGTGATCACCACTGGCGTCCAGCCGATCAAATCGCTGCCGCCTGGGTTTCCAACGCCGTACTGAATAAACCGTCCAGTCTTCGGGTCTTTGTAGGCGCCCACATTGTTGCGGTGCATGACAGAACCGGCCTGCGATAGCGCAAGCCGGATCTGTTGCTGGATGGCGGCTTCGCTCACTTGTGCCTGTCGTCCTGATCTGGACGTGCGTTGATCATGCCCAGCAAGAACACAATGCAACAGCCAGCATGCGCAATGTGCGACAGACCGCTTTCTGGGTCGTTGTCTTCGCCGTCAGCAAACGCAAACAGGTGACGCAGCGCAGCGTCCAACAGGCGGCTGTAGGCAATGCCCTTGCGCCAGTTGTGTGCTGCGTATTTCTGCGCACCGAATGCCAGCACCAGCGCAATCTGTTCCATCGCGTAACGGTCAAGAAGCGCCATGGGTGGCTTGCCGCTGTCGAACTTCAATCCACTTTCTGCTTTCGGCAGTTGGTGAAATGTCAGCGCTTCGTGTCCGTCATCAATGGCAGGTGATTGCCAGTGTGGATGTTTACCCTTGGGGTCGCTCATGCACTTCACGCATGTGGTTCGTGAATGCAATTCTGCGCCAAAGTTCAAGCATGTGCCGCAGTGTCGTTCCATGCTGTACCTCAGAACGGAATGTCGTCGTCCATTGGCTGCTGCGCAGGCGCTGAGCGCTGTGCAGGTGCCTGGCGTGGTGCTGCGGCTGGCGCTTGGCCATCAGCTGCGCGTGGTTCGAACAGCGAACAGATCACGCGGTCCTTTCCTGGTTCGCGTGGCGCTGCGGCTAGGTTGACCATGGGGTCCAGCAGGATGAACGGGCCGTTGTCGCCTTGCATGACCGCGCCGATGTTCATGTATCGGTTTTTGGTCTGGCCTTGGTTGTCTTGGTAGCTGCCGGTCTTGACTGCGATGTCGTATTTTTTTGTGATTGCCATGTAATGGTCCTCGATTGATTGATTAAAAAATCCACGTCTTTCCGTGGTGTCAGCTGGCGCACGACGCGAAAGGAGTTTCGCCGTCACCAGCAGCCGGTGTTACGCGCCACCGCCGGCTGGGCGTACCCCTTTTCCAAGCTGTCGTGCGTTCCACAGGGCTGTGATTCTATTTTGCAATTTGGCCAATGCGGCCTCTCCACGTATTTCTTTGATGCCTTTGACCCATCTTCCTGTGTAGGTGTTGTTGTAGCCCCACAAATATCGCCGGCGTTGCATCAGTGGCATGGCCAAAACGGCGCTGGCTTCGCATTCCTCGCGCCAGTCATCAGACCACGTGCAGGTTTCGTGGCCGTCGTGCATCAGCACGCGCATGTGGTTGCACTTCGGGTAGCAGTTCATAGGCCCAGCATCCTTGAACCCTTGATGCGCAGCTGCTGGTAGACCCAGCCGATCTTGTAGCCGCGTTCCTCTGCGATGCGCTTCAGATCCTCGATGCTGCGCGCCTTGCCGACCTCTTGCCGTTTCTCGCGCTTGATGGCCGTGATCTCGGCCAGCTCACCGTCGGTCTGCTTGACCACCTTGGGCTTGGCCACATGGACGTGACCGCAATTCGGGCACTCTGCCTGCGGCTTGAAAACGAAATAGCAGCGCTCACACTGGCGCACCGATTCGACGGCCTCTGAGTTGCGTTTGTTGCGTTTGGTGCCGTCCAGGGACCATTCGCGTGGCTCGGTTGGCAGTCCGTGGTGCAGCGCGTTGCCGGCGTGATCCAGCACGATGCAGTCGGTCTTGCCTGGGTGCAGGCGCAGGCCGCGGCCGACGCTCTGCAGGTATTTGGTTACGGACTTCGTGGGCGCCAGCAGGATGATGCAGCTGACCGCTGGGCAGTCGACGCCGGCCACCCACAGCTGGCAGTTCACCACCACGTCGATGCGACCGGCTGCCAAGTCCACCAGGGCGGCGTCACGGTCTGTCTGGTCGCTGCTGCCGCTGATGGCCACGGCTCTGTAGCCTGCGCTGTTGAACATGGCGGCCGTGTCTTCGGCGTGCTTGACCGATGTGCAGAACACCACGGTCGGCCGGCCGTTCGCCAGCTTGCGGTAGTGGTCCACCGCGTTGCCGGTGATCTTGGGTTTGTTCATTGCTGTGGCCAGCTGGCCTTGCGCGTAGTCGCCGGCGATGGTGGCCACGCCTGTCAGATCGGGCGTGCTGGGCGCGAAATAGCGAATGGGCACCAGCATGCCCATGTCGATCAGATCCTGCGTGCCGCACGTCTGCACGATGGTGTCGGCCACCTCGCGCATGCCGCGGCCGTCCAGACGCACCGGCGTCGCTGTCAGGTGCAGCAGCAGCGGGTTGCCGCAGTCTTCGATCACTTGGCGGTAGGTGCTGGCCACGGCCAGGTGGGCTTCGTCGATCACGATCAGGTGCGGCTTGCGGTGCATGCCAAGGCGGCGGGCTGCCGTTTGCACGCTGACCACCTGCACCTGGCTGAATGGGTCGCACTGACGGTTCGCCATGATGAAGCTGTGGGCGATGCCTTCGGTGGTCAGCTTGGCGCTGGTGGCCGTCAGGATCTCGCGCAAGTGCGCCATGAACCAGACTGTGTGGCCACGGTTCACGGCCGACCGGATGATGGTGGCCGCTGTGTGTGTCTTGCCGCTGCCTGTGGGCGCGCAAAGGATCGGCGCTCGATAGCCTTCGCGGTAGGCGTTGCGCAGCTGCTCGATGGCTTCGTGTTGGTATGGGCGCAGGCTCACAGCGGACCCCACATCGTGAAGCCCAACCAGACGATGCGCAGCCACGTGCCCATCAGCAGCGCGAAGATTACGGACGACACTAGTGTGGTGACGAAGTTCATGCGCTCACCTGCGCTTTCAGGCGCTGGGCTGCCTCGATGACGCGTTCCCACGTGCGGGTGGTGGGCTGCGCGGCGCCGGTCTTCCAGCGGTGCAGCGTGGTGTTGCTGATCCCTGCTTCTCTCAGGATGTCATTGGGTTTCACGCGGCAAGTGACCGCGATTTCACAAACCTTCCAGTAGTAGTCATTGGATTTCATGGGATTCAGTATTGCTAAAAGTTGTTGCAGAATAGCATCATAATCCACGGTTCTGCATCTTTGGGTTGTTTTTCGGGTAATAATCTGCACCCACGGTGATTTTCCGTGAACTTTGAAAGGATTGGCAATAAATGAAAACAGGCATCTATTCTGGGATTTCGAACGACGACTACCATGGCGGCGTTGGTATCTCTAAATCTGGCCTCGATGTGCTTGCGCGTTCGCCGCTGCACTACTGGTCCAAATACCTCGACCCGAACCGCGAACGCAAAGAACCGACGCCGGCGATGAAGCTGGGCACGGCAATTCACACCGCGGTGCTGGAACCCGACGAATTCACCAAGCGCCACATGGTCGCGCCACAGGTCGACCGTCGCACCAAGGATGGCAAGGCCACCTGGGAACAGTTTGTGGCTGACGCCGAAGCTGCTGGTGCGGATCTGATCAGCGCCGAAGACTTCGCCACGTGCCAAGCCATCAGCCGCCAGGTGCGCGAACACCCGACGGCGCGCAAAGTATTTGCGAACGGCACGCCAGAACTGTCGGCCTACTGGACAGACAAAGAAACCGGCCTGCTGTGCAAGTGCCGCCCTGACTGGCTGGGGTTGCCATTGATCGTGGACCTGAAATCGACCGAAGACGCCAGCGCTGAAGGCTTCGCAAAGTCGGCGTGGAATTTCCGCTACTGGGTGCAGGCTGCCTGGTACGTCGACGGCATTGAACAGGCCACCGGCCAGCGTCCTGATGCGTTCGTGTTTGGCGCGTTCGAAAAGTCGGCGCCGTATGCCTGCGCGTTCTATTTCGCAGACGAAGCCATGCTGGACATGGGGCGCCGCGAATATCGCCGTCTGCTGCGCATCTTGGCTGACTGCACGGCCGCTGACCGCTGGCCAGGTTACACCACCGACGTGACGCCGCTGGGTGTGCCTGCGTGGGCGCTGAAGGCTGCCAACGACAACGCGCAGGCCGGCGCATGAAGCACCTGGTGCTGGCTTTGGCCATGCTGTCCGCGACCTCGGCGCACGCTGAGTTCTACGATGGCAACATGCTGCTGCAACGCATGAAAGGCGACGCCCTCGAACAGATGGCTGCGCTCGGTTACGTGGCCGGCGTCTGGGATGCCTACTTGGGCGTCCTGATCTGCCCACCGCCGAATGTGTCGTTGAACCAAGCCCGCGACCTCACGCGCCAGCTGCTCGAAAAGATGCCGCAACGCCGCCACCAAGGCGCCGACCGGTTCGTGATCGCAGCCGGCGCCACAAATTTCCCCTGTCCTAAACCTGGCCAACCGGCCTAATTCTTGAAAGCAAAAAATGTCATTCGAAATCATCCCAGCGAAGCGCCAAGGCGCACGCCTCTTGATCCAGTTGTCGGGTCCATCCGGCT